AGGACTCTGCAAACCTCTTTCCGCATACCGGCACAGGTGCATGAGGTAGCAGAAAACATTAGCCGGCGGATTAGCAACCGGTTTCCGAAACAGTACACACCTCGCACGGACAGCGGCTCAGTCAAACGAATCAATTCACTAGATTCCCTTGATATGAGCGAAGGATCTTGGCTTGTATTGGCTCAATCTGGTTACCATCTGACGCCTATCGCCCACGACCTAAGATCCAGTGGCTACCTGTTCAACTACCGTGGACATCGATCCATTGGCGAAAAGATTGCCGATGCGGTCAATGGTTGGGAGGGTCTGCGTAAAAACAGAGAAATCAGTGGCAAGACGGCGCGTAACATCTACTCATTTATGAGCCTGAAAGAGCGGGTGACTCGTGGTTACAAAAAATTACCGGCACTCAACGATGAAGATTTAGTTGATCTAGATACCTTGATCGCCGACCACGGGTTACTTGCAGATAGAGAAATGATTTGGCACGTCGCGATGGACAAGCTACCGGAGCAGGATCGGGCTTACATCATCGCGCTCTTGCGACGTGGAGAGAAGTTCAACGGCGAGCCCCGTATTACAGTGTCCACGATCCACGGGTCAAAGGGTGGCGAAGCCGATAACGTGGTGCTCTTTACCGATTTGTCGCCGGCCGCAGAAAAAGCCGCACGAGATAATCCAGATGATCTACATCGTGTATTTTATGTGGGCGTAACTAGAACCAAAGAAAATTTGTTTATTGTTGAGCCTGAAGATGTATCAAGGAGCTATGAGTTATGACACGGGACGAGATACTAGATAAAGCGGCCGATCTGATTACGGCGAGCCGTGATGAAATGTACGGCGATCCGCGCACCAATCATCAACGCATTGCTGATTTGTGGTCAATAATTTTAGGCGTTGAGGTGGATGCGGATGAAGTCATCCTTTGTATGATCGCAGTAAAGATGTCCAGACTTATCAAAACGCCAGAACACGAAGACTCGTGGGTGGATATTGCAGGGTATGCCGCTTTGGGCGGAGAGATTACCAGTAATGAATGACATCACATCAATACGCAATGTAGACACCTTACATTCTATTTTAAAAAATTACGAACAAATGCTTTTAATGGCCGCCGAGCAGAATCGAAAAAACATCATTTTACGAGATACTAGGGCAGAGGTAAGGGCTTTAAAAAAACAAATAAATAAGGAGCGGGCGTTGGTGACGATGGTAGCTAAAAAACTTAAAAAGAAAGATGTATGGGAAATTGATGCTAAATATCTTACGTCGGTCTGCCGACGGCTCTCCAGTCCTTATACCAAGATAATTAAAATCACCGGAGAGTAATCGTGAGCTTAGAGATGGCCATGTCGCCACAAAAAACAGAATGGGTTCCCCCGTTGGAGCTACCAGACTTGTCAGGCGCAAAACAGATCGCGATTGACGTAGAAACTCGCGACCCAGATCTGAAAAAGATGGGGTCTGGGTGGGCGACCGGTAATGGCGAAATCGTTGGTTACGCTATCGCTACTGCTGATTGGTCAGGGTACATCCCTGTAGGACACGAGGGCGGCGGCAATCTGGATAAACGGATCGTAGGTAAGTGGCTAAAAAAAGTTTTTGAGTTGCCGTGCGACAAGATTATGCATAACGCTCAGTACGACGCCGGTTGGATCAAACGAGAGGGCTTTGATCTTAAAGGCAAACTAATCGATACGATGTTGTTGGGCAGTTTACTAGATGAAAACAGGTTCAGTTACAGCCTCAACGCTTTGTCCTTTGACCTACTGAACAAAGCAAAATCAGATAAGGAACTTATCGATGCAGCGCGCACCTTTGGATTCGACCCAAAAGCAGAGCTTTGGAAGATGCCGGCCATGTATGTGGGTGCATATGCAGAGACGGACGCGCAGTTAGCCTTAGAACTTTACAACTATATGAAGGTGGAGATCGGCAAACAGGGGCTGAACAGTATTGTCGATCTGGAGCTACAGCTTCTGCCGTGTTTAATCGATATGACGTATCGCGGTGTCCGTGTCGATCAGGATCGAGCCGAGCGCACCCGCAACGAGCTAATCAAACGTGAGCAGGTAATTTTACAAAAAATAAAAAAAGAGGCAGGGTTCGATGTTGAAATCTGGGCGGCGAGAAGTCTCGCGAAAGCGTTCGACAAAATCGGCATTCCGTATTCTCAGACGGAGAAAGGCAATCCTAGCTTTACGAAGACGTTCTTGTCGGAGCATGAACACCCATTCGCAAGAATGATTGTGGAAGCGCGAGCTCTTAATAAAACGTTAGGCACATTTATCAATAACATTTTGAAATATTGCAGTGCCGACGGCAGGATTCATGGTCACATCAACCAGAACCGATCTGATTCTGGTGGCACAGTGTCAGGCCGACTATCAATGAACAATCCTAATCTGCAACAGATACCGGCTCGCGACCCAGAACTGGGGCGGATGATCCGTAGTCTCTTCTTACCGGAAGAAGGCGAGCAGTGGGCAGCAATTGATTTCTCGCAACAGGAACCACGGATCTTGGTTCATTACGCACACGTCTATGGCAAAGCACGAGGTATCCCGTTGCAGGGAGCGAAGGAGTTTGTGCGTCGATATCATGAAGATCCCGACACCGATTTTCATACGATGGTAGCGGAGATGGCAGACATTGGCCGTAAACAAGCTAAAACCATCAATCTAGGGATGATGTACGGCATGGGTGTCAACAAGCTATCTGAACAGCTAGACATACCGTTGGAAGAGGCTAAAAAATTAATTAACCAGTATCACGACCGCGTACCCTTCGTGAAAGGATTGATGACCGGCGTAATGAATCGACTAAACGATAAAGAAGCGTCAGGATCCGTGCGCTCGATTTTGGGACGCAGATGTCGTTTTGATTTATGGGAGCCGGATACCTTTGCCATGAACAAGGCGTTGCCGTATCGGGAGGCGGTCAAAGAGTATGGCGAAACGACTCGATTGAAGCGAGCCTACACCTACAAAGCATTGAACAGGTTAATCCAGGCCTCGGCCGCGGACATGACCAAGCAAGCGATGGTCAACTTGTATCAGGCAGGACACTTACCGCTCGTGCAAATACACGATGAGATTGCTATGTCGGTCACGGATCGCGAACAGGCTTTGGCGTTTGCAAAGATTATGGAAGATGCTGTACCGTTAGAAGTACCCAACAAGTGCGATGTCGAGATCGGCGCGAGTTGGGGTGAGGCGGAATAAGCGGCCGCCTTATCTTTCATGTTGACTCCCTTATGTGGCCGCCTTCGGGCGGCTTTTTTATAAGACCCATATGATATTGATATGGGACTAATGCCACATTGGTTTACCTTTAGTGCTTGACATTATCGCATACATGAATTACACTGTTTGATGAGTTGGAAGCCCCAACTCATTGATGTTTAACAATTAACTACGGGAAATTTATCATGTCAAAAAAACGTGATAGCCAAGCATTAGCTCGGTGGTTCAGTCTGCCTGTTTTAGACAAGGCGTTTAAACCAAAAAAGACCAAGACCAAAAGGAAGTACGACCCTTACTACGGTAAAGCCAAACGGCTTGCTAAAAAGTTGGAGATCGAAATCATCATTGATGATCTTGGGTACAACCGAGGGTACTGGATTGAGTACGAAGGTTGGGACGATGAAAAGTTCTGTCTTGGATGGGATGAGGTCTACGACAAGTTGCGTCAGATTGAAAGAGAGCTAAGTGTTTAATCAACCGCCGCCCTTGGGGGCGGCACTTTTAAATAGGGAAACTTTAATGAGCATTACAACCATCAAAATAAATAGAGAGTTAGCGCGAGGCTTAGAATGGGTCTTAGGCGAGGGTTCAATTCATATAAGCGAAGACTTGTCTGAAGACAGAAATGGTTTCGATTGGACTGAAGATCAAGTCGTTGAGTTAGGTGATGCAATAACGGACATCTGTAATTGTCTGCATAATGAGAAGCACTTCAAAGTGACGATCAGTAAAAAATAACCACAGCCGCCTTCGGGCGGCTTTTTTATTAGACTAAAGTATAGGTTGCGATTATCGCATAGCAATGGTTTACTTTTTATTGAGGTTAGAGCCACGTGCTGTAAATCAGGCAGCACACTCCATTTACACAGGGATAACCGCCTGTGAACGGCCGGAAATGCTTACAATAA